GTAATATCACCAGTAAATGTAGCGCCTGCTAAGTTAGCAAATCTAGCATCTGAAGCTACCTTAGAGTAATGGTCAGCTAGTACAAACGTACCGAAACTCTGTACGAATACACTATTACCTGTGACAGCTGCAATATCTAATACGACATTAGCACCATCAGTAGCTGTGTAGTCACTAGCATCTAACTTAACACCATTAAGGAATACGTTTAAGTAACCAGCATCATAAGTAGCTGCAAAGCTAGTCTGTGAAGCCGCTGTAACAATATGTTCTACTGAGTTCTCAATACCATTGACTGAAGAACCAGCATTAACAAAGCCAGTGCCATCATATACTTTCATACTACCAGCAGTAGTATCAAACCATAAGTCACCTGCATCCAAGGATGTAGTAGGTGCTGTGGCTGCTACTCTATATTGGTTAGCAAAGCTAGTTACTGCTGTAACATTAGTAGCTACAGTGTCCATATCTGCTACTATAGCCGAAGTAGCTAAAGTATTCATATCAGCTACAACATCTGCTGTACCTAGAATAGACATATCTGTTACTGCTGCTGATGTACCTAATAAACTAAGCTCTGTAACTTTACCCGCTACTGTAGTAATATTAGCATCATTACCAGCAACAGTAGTTACATTAGCACCAATACCTGCGACAGTAGTTACATTAGCACTAATACCAGCCACTGTAGTTACGTTAGCAGATATACCACCAACTGTATTAACATTAGTAATATTGTTAGATACTACTTCAATATCACTGGTAGCTTCGTTTAAGTCATCTGCTACTGTTTCTATCTCAGATAAAGTTTCTAGTAAATCATCAGCAACTTTAACTACTTTAACAATGTCATCAGCTACCGTAGTAACCTTAGCAATATTTGTAGCAACTGTAGTGATGTCAGCATCGTTACCTGCAACGGTATTAATGTTAGTTGTGTTACCAGCGACTGTAGTTACGTTAGCTGAGATACCTGCTACTGTTGTAGTGTTAGCTGCAATACCTGCTACTGTTGTAACATTAGCGTTAATACCTGCAACAGTATCCATATTAGTTACATTAGCAGAAGTACCTAATACATTCATATCTAATACTACGTCAGCAGTACCTAGAGTATTCATATCAGATATAACATCTGTTGTTGCTAATAGGCCAATCTGTGTAGCCTTACCAGCTACTAGACCAATGTCTGTAGCATCTGCGGCAACTGCTGTAACGTCTGAGGCAATACCTGCAACTGAGTTAACATCAGTGATATTAGTAGCTACAGTATTAACATTAGCAATACTACCTGCTACTAGACCGAGGTCTGTATTAGCATCAGCAACTGTTGTAACGTCTGCAGAAATACCTGCGACTGTTGTAACATCACCTGCAATATCTGCGACAGTACTTACATCAGCAATATTAGTCGCTACAATACTAGCATCTGTAGGAGATGTTAGAATATCTGCGGGCGTAGTACCGACCTGTAGTGTCAGTGTTTGACCTGTTGTTGGCGCAGTATTAAATACCGCAGCATTGTTTATTAGATCATAATCGTCTCTTGATACTACTGTAGCACCTAAGAATACTCTTACGTGATCCTCAGAGATGATTTTAAAGTCTGAACCATAAATTCTCTGTGTGCCATCAGTACTAAATACCTTATCAGATACCATACTTATACTCCTTGTGAGCCCTTCAGGTGGAGTTGTCCACGCCACGAAAGGCTGTTTAATTTAAATCCTTTATTAGATGTACTAACAAAGTCAATGTTTAGATTGTTTGCGTTACCGAGAACTGGGAACTTATGGTCACCTATGAACGCATATGAAGAAGGGTCATAGTTTAACCAGGTATTAGTTACAGAGCCTCTAGTGACCTTCAGGCCATAGTATGAACCAGTGCCCATACTTAGACGTAAATCTCTTAGGACTAATGAAGATCTATTAGAATCTACGTTGCCCTTACCACTAGGTACTCCCCATTTTGATAGGGAAATCTTAGACTCAATTACTTCAGTACCATCATCTCTATAGTCTACTGTACTAAAATCAACAGGTAGTTCTAAGCTAATAGCCTCAAGTGCTCTAGAGCCACCAGGGTACGCTACCATAACTAATAGTTCATTATTCAGTACTTCAATATTAAAGACTACTTCGTCACCCTCCAATTCCCAAGTGTGCCAAGCAGACTGAGCTTTTTCATCACCCTGCCAATAGTAACTATATACATAAATCTTATTATTAGTTCCTGTAATACCAAATAGCATATCGTGCTTACTACTACCTGTTAACTTAGTTAAGCCATTAGGTATATAATTAGGACAATGAGCAGTAATATTTGCCGCAGCATTATTAGATGTATCAGGTACCGTGAAGTATTCTCTAACAATACTACTAGAGGTTCTATCGGTAGCAAAGTATACATTAGGCCCTAAGACAACAGGAGCCACATTCTTATTAATATCATAAGCTGTACTCTGTTGTACATTAACATCCTTAGGAGTTAAGGTCTTTGCTGAGGATAGTATAAACTGTGCTTTATCACCAAATACCAAGAGTTCCTTATTAAAAGGTACTGCGTATCTTAGGTACACTGCTTTATTACTATCTACTGCAACATCAATAGGGTCACTATCTAGTACATCAGTAACTGTTGTAGGGAAGAAGTTAAAGAACTCACCCGTCTCTGACATAATAATATTATCAGCTGATAGTAACCCTAGACGGTTCTTAAAGAAGAATACATCATCTAGCGTTCTACCTATGAATGAAGGTGCGGCAGCACTATCAATATCACCTACTGCTCTATCTTCCCAAGCTATAGTAGACATAGGGAAACTTGTAGTACTTGCACGTTCAATCTTATGTGGCATAGTACTATTATTAATACTATTCTGCAACCCTGGACGGAACGTCTCTAGGTACACACCATCTTCATACTTAACATAGAAGTTATCAAAGGCTGAATCATCATCGCCTGTAATTTCAATTACTGAGCCATTCCAACCTAGATCACCAGGTAAATCTTGCAACTTACGTGCCTTACCTACCCAAGCTTCTGAGGCTTGGTTACCCCAAGAGTCTGCTCCAGCATAAGAGCCTGCACCTGTCTTTCTTACTACAGAGCCTTTAGCTGAGCCCCCTATGTCTGAGGCTAAATTAGCAGCCGCAAGAATACCGTCAGAACCCATATAGGTTCCTACCTGAGTTCCTGAGGCATTATAGATATAATAAGTATAACCCTTAGAAGTGTTATTATCTGTGCCGTACCTAATTTCTGTAGTACGTTTAATCCAGTAGAAGAAGGTTGTAGCCCAGCCTGCATCACCATTTTGATCAACAGTACTATCTAGGGTTACGGTCTTAGTTTTATTTACGATGAATGTAGTATCACCAACAGTAACTGCTGAGAAACTCTCGTTAGCCTTAGCACCTGCTGGTATATCTAAGTATGAGTTAGTAACCCAAGTCTGTGCCTGTGTACCATTCTCATCATACACCTTGTACTGACCATCTTTAATAGTAATTATGTATTGCTCATTACCTGCACCACGATCATATACGTGTACAAAAGAATCAATAGCTACAGTACTATCCGTAGATTGAATTACTGATGGGTTTCTCTTTTGAGTACCCTGCACAAGTGTAGGCTGACAGTTAATCATCTCAGTTACCTGAGTATCTAGACGAAGTTCATCAGGTTGCTGTGATACACCGTTATATAGTCCAGGTATAGTCTGATTGATTAAACCCATAGTACGCTCCTTAAATTATCCAAGGATTCCCTGAGGATTCCTGTTTCTTGTTATGATTCTGCTGTTAGCTGCTTGATCAAATATATTATAATTACGTGTATCAACATCGTGCTCAATCATCTTCTGCTTTGCTTTCTCTTCATCATCCATTAAGATACGTACTATATCTGTAGCACCAATTAATCTTTGGTATGACAAACGAGCCGCTCTTACTGCGATGTAGTAGGCAATTGTATGTGGTAGATCATCAAAGTCTAAGTCCCATACAACATCTACTTTATGTGTTGATGAAGCATCAAAGATAAATGTATGCTTTGTTTTGTTATACATCTTGTTATCTTTCATAATGTAGTATTGACTAGCATCACTTGATTCGAGACGTAGCATATTACTAGGGATAGCAATGTAACCACTAGAGTCTGCTGTTATTTCCCACTCATCATCTGTGTTACAGCTAAGACCCTCTGTTAGTACAGTACGTCTAGTTTCAGCAAGAACCTCTAGAGCTGTCTTAGCCTCGTACACATCTGCAATATTACTCGCAGTAGTTACTGTCATCTCACCAATTGTTTGTAGTGCAATGTTTACACCTTCTAGTTCAGTCATATTCTTTCTCCTTTTTATTTTAGATTCTTTAGGGGTTTCAAAAACCTAAAAGAAAAAAAAGGGCCTCCCGAAGGAAACCCTTTAAATAACTATCTAGCTGATATTAGTCAGTAGAAGTCAATTTGATAACACAAGCGTTATTCAATGTACCGAAGCCCATTGCGTAGCTAGAAGTCATTAAGTCACCTAATTTCTCAGGGATGTAATTAACTTCAGACTTGATGTCAAGTAACTTAACAACACCTACAGCGTTCTGTGTGAACATATAGATATCGTTAGAACCGATGTTATTAGATACTAAGATGTTGTGGCCAGCGACCTGAACAATCTTACCAGTATCAATACCACCGTTTCCGCCTTGAGTCATATCCTTATGAACTGCACCAGACTGTACTAGACGGTTGTAGTTCTTAGGAGATACTACTACGTAGCGTTCGCCTGGGATATCTTCTTCATCCATAGTAGTCTGAGCATCAAATAATGAAGCTAGTACTAAGTCACCCTTAGCGCCAGCACCAG